TCAGATATAATTTTGTCAGCAGTAGCTGTTCCATCAGGAGCTGTTGTTGCGTTTGCGGTTACAGTCGTTGCTACTTTTACATAAACGGCGTCATTAAACTGCTCGCTGTATGTCAGCAGATTTGTCCGCTGCTCCTCCACCAGCAACCCCTTTGCCGCCAGCGTTGACGGGTCGTAGTCAAGGCGAGGACCGTGTGCTGCTGCCGCGCTCGGAGCCGCGCCAAAGTTAGGCGTGTAAGAATCAAGCGACGCGCTGCTGGAGAGTTGCGCGCCCCAGAGATAGACGCCAGAGATGCCATCGCCAGTGAACGAAGAGCCTCGGGTAGCAGCGCCGCTATCAACCAGATTGATGTTTGTATTACCAGCCGCCCCAGAAAGTGTGCTGGTAATCGCCAGGCGATACCAACCGTTTGCGGCGTCCGTGATGGAAGCCGATGTGTAATTGCCAGAGGTTACAGTCGCCAACGTAAGGTCAAAGTTAGCAAAATTAGTAGATATTCCTCCAGTCCACAAAAGTTGGACGAAACGTGCGCCAGATGCCTTCACATAAACGGAAAAGGTGTACGCTGCCGCAGTCGATGTGAACGCTTGGTTCGTAAATGTTGCAGTAGTTGAAGCCGCTGAAACCAACGTATCGGCAGACAATGAGCCATTTGGAGCCGCTATGGTATTTGCAGAAATGCTGGAGTTTCCTTTCGTCCACGCCGCATTATCAAACGCTTCCGTGAAACCCAGCAGGTTCTTTGGCGTGCTCGGGTTATAATACGGATACGCGGAGGCGTTGGCTTGCATCCCGCCGAGGTCGGAGCGGTAGAGGTGTGCGCCCCATGCGTAGACTTCGTCGCCGCTGGTTACAATGCGGATGCCCGCGCTCTTCGTGCCCGCCGTCGGGGTCTGCGTGACAGTGTAGAGCGCCCAATCGTTGGTGATTGTAACGGTCGTGTATGTGCCGTTATCGGCAGCAATCTGAATGTTGCCCGCCCCGGTCTTGCGGCGCAGCCACACGCCAAAAACATACGAAACGGCGATGGCGGAATAAGACTGGAGTGTTGTTCCGTTCGCACCTGACGCCGCAATAGTGTCTGCGGTAGTCGTGCCATCCGGTGCGGCAATTGAGTTCGCAGTCACCGTGGCGCTGCTCTTCGTCCAGCTAGAAGTGTCTAGCTGCTCGCTCGCCAGCAGCAGGTTATGCTGTGCCCAATTGATGTAGCCGTCGCTGTCCGTCACGGTAGCAAGAGAACCGCGCGAGAACGTGATGAGGTCAGTTGCGAAACCAGTTGTCGTCGGCATCAGCCCTGCATCCTTACGGCGCGATCATTGTGAACAAATCAATTGCAGATTTTACGATGAGAGAAGCGGCCCCATTGAAGGAGCCGCCCCTTAGTCAAGTTTAGGTAGCGGCCACGTTGCTGCCGACGAACGTGGTGGCAGCGCGATGCGGCTTGTTGAGGATGCCGTAGACCTTGACGGTCGCATCGGTGCCGGTGGTGCCAACGCCGTTCATGCGAACATAACGCTTGGAACCCTTGTAGCCAATGCCGCCGATGATCTTGTTGTCATCGCCATCGGCAGTGACAGACAGAGCAATCGTGCCATTGACCGAATCAGCCGCAACGATGGCCGCAGCGTCACCAGCAACGGTCGTGTCGGAGTGCTGGGCCGTGAATGTGAAGCCAGCAGCAGCGCCAGCATCGGTCACGGTGTCGGTGGCAAGCATGAGCGTCACGGCGTCGAAGCCACGAGTATCAACCCACGAAGTAGCCCCGGCAGTGGTGCCAGAGAGAGTCACGGTGCCAAGCAGAACAACCTGCTTGTTGGAAAGCATATCACGCATCTCAAGAATCCTTCTTATCGGCGTGGTTGCGGAGCGGCGTTATTGCCGCCCCGCGTTAGTGCTTTAGGCAGTGAACTCGATCAGCTTGATAGCCTCGAAGTTCACGACATCGCCGCCCACACGCTTCGTGGTGTAGAACTCAACGTAGGGCTTGGCAGAGTAGGGATCGCGCAGAGTGCGGATGCCGAGGCGGTCCACGATCTGATAGGCTTCGCGCATATCGCCAACGGCGATGGAGAGCGAATCCGTGGCCGGATCGGGCATGTCCTCAAAGGACGCGACCGGATAGCCGAGCAGCGAAGCGGGCTGACCGGCAGCGATGCCGGGAGACCACAGGTAAGCGCCGTCCGAGTCCTTGAGCTTGCGCGTCAGCTTGAGCGTGGCGCGGTTCATGAACCAAGTTGCGTTGGCGCGGTACTGCTGCTTGAGGCCATAGAGCGCGTTGATGAGAACATCGCCACCGTTGGGAGCGGCGGCAAATGCGCCGTTCACGCCGGTATCGAAACGCTCGATGGTGCCGGGAAGCGTGGTGCCAGACGAATAGGTCAGGAAGCCACGGGGCTTATTGACGCCGTTGCCGACAACGAAAGCGTTGGCTTCGTCACGGGCGAACTTCTCGGAAACCTTGGAGGCAAGCCATGCTTCCATGTTGATCGAGGCGTCATCGAGCAGCTTTTGCGTAGCCTTGGGCTTCGCATAGAGTTCGTGGGCAGGAATGCGCCACTTGCCAAGCTGCGGCGTGTTGGTCTCAGGACGGCTGTCCGTTTCTCCAACCCAGCCCGAAGAGGCTTCGTTGAGATCGAACAGGCCTTCGAGGGCATCCGAGGAGATGACCTGGATCGAGGCGTATGCACGCATCGGGCTGGTCTCGAAGACCTTCATCACGATACGGCCAGAGAGGTCGGGATTGACCACATAGCCGCCATCTGGATCGGTGCCGACCGACAGAGCCTTGCGCTCATCCGGCCCCATGACTTCTTCGCCCTTGCGGAGGAAGGTGTCGAACGCGGCTTTGTAGCCGTCCATGTCGGCAGCGCCGAAGGAACCAGCAACAGCGCCACGGCGGCGTGCGTTCATGGAGGCCCACTCCTGGGCCTTGCGGTCCAGATCGACCACTTCGCCACGCTCGTCGGTGACGATGCGGGACTGACGCTTGGAAGCCAGAACGGCCTCGTCAGCAATCTTCTGGGCCTTCTCAAGATCGGCTTCGATCTTCTGAAGCTTGGCCTCGGTCACGACATCGGCGCTGCCCTTCTTCTCGATCTGGGCAAGGCGTTCGTCGTTGGCTTTCTTGAACTCTTCGAATCCGGCGTGCAGCGCGTCAACTGCGCCGATGGCCTTCTTGATTTCCTCTGACATGCAGGAATTCCTTTAGCTTTGACAGTGACTGTAAAAGGGCGTCTACGCCCTCGATTACGGCCTCTTCATCGCCAGCGTCCCGCTGTCTCTGTAGGGCTTTGAATCCGTGGAGAGTGAGAGCCACGGCCTCTTTGCGAGAGTATCCTGCATCACGCAGGAAACGCTCGAAATCTCTTTCGGTGGTGATCGACTTGACGTTTGTCACCTTTGCATCAGGCAGCATCGGGAACGTCACAAGACTGATCTCGAACAGATCCACTTCCATCAGCTTGCGAACACGGCCATCGCCCTCTGGGATGGCTTCCATTGTGCGATAGCCGATTGACATGGAATCGATGGCCCCGGCGCGAAGGAGCGCCATTGCCTCGCGGCCTTTTTCTACTTCTTTGAGCAGACGGCCACGGACAAACAGGCCACGCTCGTCCTCGTAAATGTCATCCCAGACGCCGATGGGCTGGCTCATATCGTGCTGCCATAGCATCTTGACTTTACGAGAGCCGAGCGATTTGCGAAATGCGCCGCGTTCGACCACATCCATTCCCTGATCGACAACGCCGAACACCGAGGCATAGCCCTCGAAGACGCCATCTTGATCCGGTTCGCGCTTGAGCGTGAGGGATACGTTCTTATGCTGGATCGGTTCGGACATGAACTTGTCGCCCTCTTCTCTGCGAACTATTGCGTTGGCCCATGAGCGGCCAGGATCACCGCCCCACAAGGCCCATGCGATGCGGCCAGCGGAAGGATAGCCGTCCTCGCCGGGGGAGAATCCTTCGCCTTGCTTGTCTACCTCATGGCGGGCGAAGTAAGACACCATCCGCTTGACGGTATCGAGCGAAAGGTTGCGGCGATTCTTGATGTCACGAGCGCGGGCAACGCCGATCTCGGTTCCGCCACGGTTGAACTCATCACGCCATTCGAGGCCGCGTGTGGCTTCTCGTGCCATTGCCTCGTTCGGTGAATATCCATCGGCCTTGCCTTCCCACTTGGAAATGCAGACGGCATAACGCTGATCTTCATCAGGAAAATCAGCCATCGCCTCTTCGTCGCTCATGCAACGGGAGATGAACTCGTCTTCGTTTTCGGTCGGGCCGGGGCTAGGCATGAGGGGAATATATCATTGCTTGATTGAAATCACAACATGGCCTCAAGGGCGGCTTCGTCCACGATGTAACCAACGGCGCAACGGCAGTTGATGACCTCATCTCCCGGGCCTTCTGGATCACCGGGAAACATGAGTTCGGCATCGCCAACCTTGAATTTTTCGTCCATGCCCACCGGCGGTTGAGTAGCAGCGATTCGATGCGTATCTCTGGTGCGGTCATCAGCAGCAGCCAGCCACTCGCGGGACAATGGCAAGCCAGTCTGCTTTGCGGCCTCCTGGGAGCCGTAATTAGCAGCGCCGTGCGTCTCTGTGCGGGCAATCACGTTCGCCCGGGTCGAGGACAGGGAAGGCACCAGATCGAGGATGGCATCGGCAACCCCGCGCTGTCCAAGGCCTTCGCGATAGCCGCGATCCACGGCATTGACAATCTGGCGGCGGGTTGTTTCCGTCACCTCGGTGATGCGGCGGCGGATCATCTCCTGCTGGACATAGCGCAGCGCCAGCCGCGTCATGATCTGGGCAAAGGATTCCTTCGTCTCCAGCGGCAGGCCGTGCGCCTTGCCTTGGTCGAGAATGCGAAGCCCGAATTGCGTGATCGACGCCATCGCCATCTGGCGATAGGTCGCCTCGATGCGGTCATGGAATCCGCGCGGTAAAGTCACCTGATTGGTCTGGAGCCACATCTCCACCATGTCTTTCATGGCGGTGGCGATCTCGCGTTGCAGGCGGGCGCGGAATTGAACCGTCAGGCGGTCGAGCAAGGCGACCTGACGGCGATGCTCCCGGCGCTTGTTATTATCGATTAGGCGTCGTGCCATAGGCCACAGCTTTCATTTCCTCGACTGTCATGTCAACTGAGGTGTCTCCTGCCATGCCGAGGGGAATCTCGGCACTGGACACAAACAACGTATCGCCTCCGTCAATCGGCCCATATCCCTTCAACGCGCGGCGTTCATTGATAGTGAGGTCCTGTGACTGATCAGCCATCTGCCACATCGAAAGCCGCTTCTCGGCAATGGCCGGGATGCTGTCGATGTCAGGTTTGATCTCGACACCGTAGATCGAGCCGAGCCAATTGTTCCAATCGTTCACGATCATCTGGAGCAACGGCAATGCCGTGTCTTCCCAGAACGCCAGACGGGCCTCAGCATAGTTGGAATAGGTGTTGTCACCAGGAATGCCGAGCAACTGCGGCGGCACTCCGAAGGCTAGGGCAACGTCACGGGCCGAGGAGAACTTGACATCGATGATGCCCATATCGGTCGGGCTTAGGCCCATCTGCTGCCAGTCAAGGCCACCTTCGAGGAGCATCGGGCGACCGGCGTTGGAGGAGCCAGAGTATTGTTCCTCGATCTGGGCCTTGAGGCGGTTGAAGTTCTCGTCTGATAGCGTTCCGGAATCCTTGACGGTCAATGCACCGGAAGGCCGAGCCGAGTTCTGGAGCAAGGCTTGCATCCAGTTCATGGCTTCGTTGTTCTGGTCGATTGCGTAGGAACCCGCCTCGATTGGACTCATGCCGTACCAATCGTTGAGCGGATTGAATAGCTTCAAGTGCCGCACATCGCAGGTGAGCGTGCGCGGGTCCATCTCCCACCGCACCTTGTTCTGGCCGAGCGTATATTCGTATGCAGATGGGATGCCGTTGGATGACGGAACAATCTTCATGCGGTCTGGTCGAAGCTGATAGAGTTCCTTGACCTCGCGGCCCACCATGAACCGCTCTTCGTAGCCGTTGCCCGCGATCATCAGGAACGACACCTTGGCGCGAACGTAATCGGAATAGGACTGAAGCGGATTCGGGCGCTCGAGCAGGGTGATCAGCGGATGATCGACCAGTTCCGTATCGCCACGGTAGACGCCAAGATTGACGGATGCGATTGCATCAGCGATCCGGTTGATGGCCTGATATGCCACCACGTTCTTGCCATAGGCTTCCTTGGCAAAGGATTCGTAGTTTCGTGGAGACCACACGGCTTGGCCGGGATTGATCACCATCAGTTTGGCGGCAGCGGATTCCTTGCGCTCTTGCGGGCGGCGGAAACGGTCAAAAAGTCCCATCTAGAACCTCACAAGGCGCGAACCGCAGGAGCAGACTGCGGCGCGGTCATATCGGAAATTGCACTCATTGCGGCGTCTATCATATCATCATGTGTGCCGTTGGGAAAGACCGAGGCCTCGGACATGAAATCGGCCAGGTGATCAATGTTGGACATGATGTAGACATTGCCGGATTGGACGTAGGGCGCGGCATCGAATGCGCGTGTCACTTTGTCGGTGTTGCGCTGAATCGGGATGATCGGAATGCCCTCGCGTTTCAGCTTCTGGATCAGGCCGGTGCCGCTTACCTTGTCTTCGACCTTGATGGCTCGAAGCGGCCCATGATACGGCTGGGAATGATGCTTCTGCCAAAACGCGCGGGCCATCGTCTCAAGTTCTGGAGCCTCCCACTTGCCGCGTGCCATATCGAGCAACACGATCTGTCCGGTTTGCGTTTGGCCCCAGCATTGGAAGACGGAATAGTCATTCTGCTCCTTTGTCTTTTGCGCGGTGTCGGCATAGATCGCCCGCCACTTGAGCGGCGGCATAGCCTCATAGAATCGCCACCATTCGTCCTTGAAGATGCCGCCGCCAAGCGGTGCGGGTCGTTGCATGTATTGGCCAGCGAAGACGTATGGACTGGATTGCTCGAGGCGGTCGAGCATCTCGGGCGGGAATTGTTCCGGCCAGAACGATGATCCATCGGGATCACGGGCAGGGATGACAAGGCTGTCCCAATGTTCACCGGAGCCGCCGCCTAGAAGCCAGCCGGAAAGATCATCTTCGTGGAGCCGCTGCATGATGACGATGATCGGAGTGTCGGTCTTGTTGAGGCGCGACTGTATCGTGGTCTGATACCAGTCGATCACGTTCTGGCGCATGATAGGCGAGGTTGCCTCACCGGCCTTGTGCGGATCATCGATGATGATGGCACCGCCGAAGCCGTCTCGCATCTTGCCAGCGCCGTAGCCGGTGATGGTTCCTTCTGCGCCGGTTGCATAGACGATGCCGCCGTGTGATGTGCGAAACTCATCCTTTGCCTTGCTATCGTCTTGAAGCGACACCCACGGAAATATCGATCGATAGGTCTCGTGCTGCATCATGGCGCGGATGTCGTATGCGTTGGATGTGGCGAGGCGCTTTGAATAGCTGGCGTGGATGAATTCGGCATCAGGCACGAGGCCGATGGTCCAGGCGATGAATGCCTTGACGGCAATCTCGGTCTTGCCGGATCGAGGCGGCACGTTGATGATGAGCCGCTTGATGCGGTGGGCGA